CTACATGGCCAAGGAGAAGTGCTGCCATCAGAAGGCCTGCGCCTATGTCCATGCCAACAGGAAAGAGTTCAATCTCAGGTCCGAGCCCTATCAGGGGTTCTGTGGTCTGGCTGGCACATGGAGGACAGGATCATGATGGGAACGACACAGAAATCAGTTTACCCGGTTTCATCTGTAGCGCCGTCCTTCATGGAGACGGTGATGTCAGTCATGGCTGCCCAGTTCAGCGGCATGGAGTTCATGACCAATTGGAAGGCCGCCCGGAGCTCAGGTAGCAAGCGCGGTTATTCGCACAGGTATCGCCCTCGCACCGGCACCTACTGGGATGCTGTACGGTCAGAGCGGTGGGGCAAGCTCCAGAAGATGACCAACTGGCAGACCACCCAGTGGATCGCTGCCGGTAGTCGTGACAAGGACATCGACAAGTTCCTTGCCATGGAACGGAGGGCAGCGTGATGGCGGGTAATGATAGCACGGTGCTGACGCTCAAGGCACAGGCCGCCAACACGACGGCGATTGGTGATGCTCTGAAGCAGGCAGAGGAAGAGCTGGAGGCGAACCCCACGGAAAAGAACCTGCAGATACTGAGCGACATTCGCGACTTGTACAGAGAGGGGGTCGAGTGATGGACTTCATGCTCGTATTCACATTCACCACCTTGGCTGGTCTCGTTGACATGGAGGAGCTGTTGATCGAAGGCATCGACAGCAAGCAGATGTGCGAGGCTCTGGCCGGGCAAGCAATATCAACATGGGCGCAGCTGGCTGAGGTTCAGATGGCTGAGGTCACAAGCATCGACTGCATGCCAGTCGGAGAGGAAGCGTGATGTTGGGAGGATTTGCACTGGCCACCGTGCTGTTCATCGTGGGGGCAGTTGTTTTCAGCAATCGCATCTACGCTGCCCGAATGCATGGCGACAAACAGGGTTATGCCGTATGGTGTGGGCTCTGCGTAATACTGGCAGTCATTTGCGGCTGCCTCACAATTGGTCTGTTCGTCCACGCGGCGCTGACCTAAAACTAGAAGGAGAAAGACGATGAGAATTTGGGACGAGCTCAGTGAGTTAGAGGCCAAGCAGCAGCAGGCAGCAGATGCCATAGCTCGCAGTGCTCGTGCCTTCCCTACTGAGTGTCTGGCGGCTGGCTCTGTGCTGGGTGTTGATCTGGCTGTCGGTCCTGATGAGAACGTCTACTTCAAGCCAGCTCCTCGGAACCATGCCTTCGACTGTCATCGTTGTTCGGCGACGATGCAGATGTCCGAGCCGTGTTTCCAGTCGATCTTGGATGGTAGCAGCAATTCGCTGTACTGCACTGGCTGCCAGATGCACCACCCTGTCACGCACTTCAGCTGGTCCACCAGTGGCGATGCAATCGTTACCATCTTGAATGTTGCAACCCTCAGGATGACGCTTGACCAGCTGGTGGAAATGCTGGGCGAGGGCACTGGCTGCCTTGTGTTTGAGGCCATGGAGAAATGGCGGCACATTCCTCGCATGCACGATGTGCTCAACAGGATGCAGGACATGCTTCTCGAAGAGGTTGATCCTGACTTCGCGGAGGGGGAGTGATGACTGAAACAGCACTCAGGGTTCGCCTCAGGGATTTGCAGGAAACTGTTGGCGTGAAGGATGTGGAGATCGCCCGGTTGAAGGGAGAGCTCTCATCGCTCCAGCGCAGGGTCGGCATCACGCCCTATCCGAGAGATGACAGGGGCGATGACACGGCGGCTGACCAATGAGAAAGCACCCACGCAACCCGACCGAGCCGCATTTGATTGGCAAGCACACCTATGGCGTCATCATCAGGCGGATCAGCGATGACATCAGGGACCATCACCTCAAGCTGTATTCTCGCATCGAGTATCTGGAGGGTGAGAACGACAGGCTGAGAGAGCAGACAGAAAGAGCATTCATGAGCGAACTACAGGACACCATTGAATTTGCTGAGCGACGGCTCCAAGTTTTCTGTGGCATGGTGAACGCTGGGCAAGCTCAGGGTGGTGGTCGCGAGTTCTCAAGGCAGATCGACGCTCAGTTCAGACAGATCAGGGAAGAAGCTGGCATGCCGGCCTTTGACAGCAAGTGGAATGACGAATGACCTCAATGGCAGAGATGATCGCCATGTCGGAGAGCATGGACCGCGAGGATGTGGTGACGTCCACCATGAACTTCGCGCCCGAAGCCCTCAACATGGTGTGGCTCCCGAACGCTGGCCCACAGACCGAGGCGTTCCTCTGTGAGGCCGATGAGCTGCTGTATGGCGGCGAGGCGGGCGGCGGTAAGACAGACCTGCTGCTGGGCCTTGCGCTGACGGCTCACAGGCGCTCGCTGATCCTTCGGAGGGAGACCAAGGAGGTAGAGGGCCTTGTCGAGCGCATGGAGGAGATGCTGGGCTCTCGCGACGGCTGGTCTGGGCAGTCCAAGATATGGCGCACACAGGACCGGCGCATCATCAACATGGGTGGTTGCCAGCATCTGGACGACCGAAAGAAATATCAGGGCGTACCGAAAGACTTCATTGGCTTTGACGAGCTGGCCAACTTCCTTGAGGCTCAATACGTCTTCATCATCGCGTGGGCTCGCTCGACCATGCCCGGCCAGAGGGTGCGGGTGCTGGCTGCATCAAACCCACCCGTCACGGCTGAGGGCATGTGGATCGTCAAACGCTGGGGGCCATGGCTGTCTAAGGATCACCCGAACCCTGCGCTACCGGGCGAGCTGCGCTGGTTCACAACTGTGGAGGGAGAGGACTGTGAAGTGGATGGTCCCGGGCCGGTGGTCATTGATGGAGTTCCGCTCTTGGATAACAAGGGCAAACCGATCCTGCCGAAGTCGCGCACGTTCATACCGGCAGAGCTTGCCGACAACCCAGACCTCGAAGAGAGCGGCTACGGCTCAACACTCGCGGCACTGCCGGATGCGCTGAGAGATGCCATGATGGAGGGCAACTTCGGTGCGATGCAGGGCGACGCTCAGTTCCAAGTCATTCCAGAGGTGTGGGTTGATGAGGCTATGAACAGGTGGGTGCCGTCAGGTGTTGACGCTCCCATGGATGTGCTGGCGGTTGACATCGCTCAGGGCGGCAAGGATCGCACAGTGCTGTCAGCTCGCCATGGAGCATGGTTCGCGCCACTGAAGGAGCACAAGGGCGTAGACACCAACGACGGTCCCAGCGTGGCCGCCCTGATCTTCCTCGACATGCGTGATGGCTGTGAGGTGGTGCTGGACATGGGCGGCGGTTACGGACAGTCCACTTACGATCACTTCAAGGCCGGTGCCAACTACATCCCGACCAGCTGGAACTCAGCGCACGCGGCCAATGCCAGAGATCGTTCCGGCACCTTCGGGTTCTACAACATGAGAGCGCAAGCCATGTGGCAGCTGCGCGAGGCTCTGGACCCTGAATATGGTGCGAAGATCGCCCTGCCCATGGACCCTGATTTGAAGAGGGAGCTGTGCGCGGCGACGTTTACGATCAGGCCGGGCGGCAAGATATTGATTGAGGAGAAGTCAGACATCAAAACCCGCCTTGGGTATTCTCCTGACAAGTCTGATGCTGTAATGATGTCTCACTGGGCAACGGGCACCAACAAGCCGCAGTCCCGGGCGCAACGTCACACCGGAATGTCTGGCACAGCAGTGACCAGCAGATCGGGTGGCAAATCTAGGAGAAGACGATGACTATTATTATTCCCGTATGGATGCTGTGGGCTGTCGGTATCGGCATGCTGATCAGCACGGCCATGTCCATCACGCACGTCGTGGCCCAGCGCGAGCTCGCCAGAGTGCAGGCCCTTCTTGCTGAAGAGCGCCGCATCCTCAACATCAACATCGCCAACCTGATGACCAACGAGGTCGCAACCCAGCGCGAGAAGAAGGCCGGGTGGCACAAGTGGACGAACGTGAAGTACATGGAGATCAAGTCGCCGATCATCAAGCGTGACGCTGACTGCCGTGGCCTTGATACAATCATGTTTGCCAATGGTGTGTTGATCGCTCGCGAGCGTGGCGCTGGCGCTGATGGAAATATGGACAGCTGATGTTGAGCAGTGCCATGGCACGCAGGGGCGTGTTGAAGCTGCTGGGGATGGCTGTTGCGTCTCCGGTGGCCATGGAGGTTGAGCGCACTTCCCGGGAGATGAACTTGCTGGGCGGTGTGACCTCAGGTGAAGATGGTTGCTATGCCGACACTGCCGTCAACAGCGATGAGGACAAGCGAAGGCGCAACGTCTGGCGCGACATCTTCAAGAGCAAGTTGCCGTGGTGGAAGGAAGCCCAACTGCGAGCTGATGCCAAGGTCGTCAGAAGGCTGGACGCTGACATCGCCAGCTTCAAATCGTTCTCCATGGTGGCCAAGGTCGCCCTGCAGCAGGAGCGCAATTACCAGAGCACCATTGCCTCCATCAGGGATGGGTACGACAAGAACGAAGCCGAGGAAGCATACCTGAAGGATCGCGGTATCCGCTGGCTCTGACTTTTTGGGTTTCCATGATCACCACATCTTGTGCTATCAGTCGTCTCGACCACAAGGCGCAGATCAGAGGAGACCATCATGTCTAAATTCGCCAGCGCGATTGGTAGCATTTTCAAGGCACCCAAAATCGACACTCCCGGCACAGGGCCTATGCCCGACCCGGGTTCATTCGCATCGAAGCTCAAGGCTCGGCGCGAGAACAAGAAGAAGAAGGAAACAGGTGGCGGTCGCGACAGCACCATCAAGAGCCAGAACTATAGCGGCTCCAATCTGGCTGGCACTGCATAATGGCCGGTCTCCCGACTAAGGCGAAGCGGGTATCTGAGGTTGCTGGCACTGCGTTTGCGGTAAAGGGTGACCTGAACCAGCTGTGGCAGGACTTCGCTGAACTGCACCAGCCAGAGCAGGCTGATTTCACAAAGGTGAAAGACCCGGATCAGTTCGGCTCTGAGCTTTATGACAGCACGCCCGCCCTCAATCGGAGAGACTTTGGCAATTGGCTGAGTGCTGTGCTTAGGCCCAAGGGCCGTGACTGGTTCAGGGGGAAGTTTCGCGACTTCCAGCTGAACGAGCACCAGATGGTCAAGGCCTTCACTCAGATGCAGGACCGTGCCCATCGCGGCCTGCTCTATGACGACAGGTCCAACTTTATCGGACAGGTTGGCAAGGCTGATCACGATTATTCCCTGTATGGCAACTCGGCCACCTATATTGACAAGAGGTCAGACGGCACTGGCTTCGCGTTCAAGACCTGTCACCTACGCGACTGCGCATGGCAGGACGATGACGACGGCAACACCGACACTTTCTTCCGCAAGATGACGCTGCCGGTGAAGTCCATCGTGGCCAATGAGAAGCGGCGCAACTGGACGGTTCCAGAGCGCATCAAGACGCTGATGGAGAAGGAGATGAACAGGAAGATTGAAATCCTGCACGTCTGCATGCCGTCCGACCACTACCATCAGACCAGCAAGCCACGGTTCAAGGATCGTGAGCACATCATCCTGTACATCTGCGTTGAGTTCAATTGTGTCTTCTACGAAGAAGAGGTGCATGAGTTCCGGTATCAGGTCTCACGCTGGTTCCGCCTCTCCGGCAGCCCGTATGCTATCAGCCCGGCAGCCATGGTCTCGCAGCCTGACGCTCGCACAATGCAGTCGATGGCATGGTCCATCATGCAGGCCGGTGAGCTGGCAGTGGAGCCACCCACCATCGCCACGTCTGAAGCTGTCCTGAGCCCTATCAACCTGTTCGCCGGTGGCACCACATGGGTGGACAAGAACTACGATGAGAAGACTGGCCGGGCTCTGACCACCGTAGACATGGGCAAGATGCCTGACATTGGCATTGCTCTGCATCAAGGTATGAAGGAAACCATGGGCGATGCGTGGTATCTCAACAAGCTGATGTTGCCCGAGGTTAATCACGAACAGACGGCGCAGGAGATCGAGCGCCTTTATGAGCAGTTCCTCCGCGTCACCCAGCCCATCATTGAGCCTGCTGAACCTGAGCGTAATGGCAGTCTGTTGGCCATCACTCACAGCATGGCGTGGCACGCTGGCTGGATGAAAATGGAGATGCCTGAAGAGCTGGAGGGCAAGGATATGTCATGGACCTATGACAACCCGATTGAGGATGCCCGGCAGAAGGGTCTGCTTGGTACATTCCAGCAGAGCATGGAGCTCACCATGGCAGCCAGCCAGCTCGATCCGACGATCAATGCGGCCTTCGACGTCAAGACCGC